CTTCAAGTCTACTGCATACTTTGACTGCGAATGTTTTTCTTTCAACAAAAGAAACTTATCTTTGAGAACACTATTCATGCGTGAGAAGATTTGAATGTCCAACAAGTCCTCAATGATAGAACGTCTATCGCTTGCAGACAATTGCATGAATGGAGTAAATGATGCTGAACCCAAAACAACAATTTGAGTAAATGATTTGTAGTTGAGTTTGAGAATGAATTTTTCTAGATGTTCTTGATAGTCTTTGACTGCGGCATCTTGATTGACTAGATGCCCGTTGCAGTAAATCTCAAACACGTTTGGTTTGATACCACGAACAATTTTATATGATTTGTTGCCTGTGTCAAATTCAATTTCAACTACAGCATCTTTACCATTGATAGTATTTACAAGTTGTCCTTTGTTGATACTACGAAATGGTTTGCCGAACAAAACAAACGTCAATGCATCAAGCATAGTCGATTTACCAGAACCATTAGAGCCAACAATCAATGTAGTATTGTTATTGTCTAATTTAAGTTCAGTAAAAAAGTTGCCAGTGCTTAGGAAGTTTTTCCAACGTAAATTACGAAAAATTATCATTCAATGTTTTCTGTAGATAGTGCCTCAACATAAAGTTCACGCATTAATGTTTTAAGTTTATTTGGATCATTGATACTCAAACTCTGCCCATCAATAAATTTAGATAGAATAGACATGGTGTCTTCAGCTTGATTAACAATGTCATCATCTTCTGTTTCACTAAATTCGGTAAAGTCTTCAACGATTGTAACATCGATTGGACCCACTTTATATATTTCATCGACAAGTTTTTCAAATAAGTATGGGTCTTGTTTATTAACAACAACAACTTTCACATAAGCATTTGCATACTTAGAGAAGTCCATATTCTTCAAGTCTTCAATTTTCAGTTTATCAACACCATCATCATAGTTGACTTTGTAAAACATTCTATGAGGATTGTTTACATACTCGACCTTCATGCTTTCAGTATCTAAGATAGCAAATTTCTTTTGATCTTGATAGTCTGACCAAAAGAGTTCGTATGGAGTTCCGACATACGTGATGCTGTCGTGTTCGGAGAACGTATGATAATGCCCGCTGAATACTCTATTATAGTTGCTTAGAAACTTATAGTCAATCCCATCATGGCTATCTACACCTCTAGACAATGGGAATCCTGAAAGTTCAAAATGTCCCATGCACATTGCTGAAGTGCTGTTCTTGATAAACTCAAAGATTTCTGTTTCGTTGCTTTTACAAATCCATGGTATCATATCAATGTTGATGCCATCGACTTCTAAAGTGCCATGTGTCTGCCACAGACGAACGTTGTGATAGTCACGCAACAATAAGTCTGGAGAATTAACTTCAAGACTTTCTTTCCAAAAAATATCGTGATTGCCAATCAATGCATGAAGTGTGATGCCTTCTTCAACGCATCTGTCAAAGAAGTATCTACGACTTTCCATCAGCGAATGAAAGTTGATGTACTTGCGTCTATCAAACAAATCACCAAGCTGAATGATTGTTCTCACACCACGATGTTTCAGTTCTGGAAAGAATGTTTCATCATAAAATTTTTCATAGTAAGCATGAAACGCTTTGGAGTCATTTCTAACACCAAAGTGCGTATCACCTAATAGACATATTCTCATACTTTCGTTGCCCCTGCTTCTTCATTGTTGTACCTAAAGACTTGTCAATTATATCACGAATCGTAGTCAAATGCAAGACGGCAGTTGATCTTAAGTCTTGTGGTGAACGTTTATTTTCAACAATCTTTAGCCAATTTTCAAGTTGGGCTGGAATGGGAGTTTGCATCATTGATCTCCAAAAATTCATCAAACACAGTATTGCCAGTGGACTTTTTCTTCCTAGGCTTTGCGCTGGCAATTTTTTTCTCTTTGTTTGCTTCAAATGCATTAATAAAATCACTAATGAATTCTTCGCTATAAGAATCGTGAAGCACACCATTGAGTCCAGCAGACACGTATTCTTCACCATTGTTTTCGATGAGTGAATTTATGATAACGTTGTCCATGCTCTTGTACTTGATGTACAGATGCTTTTTCTCTTTTTGAATTCTACGCAAGAATGCATAGTAAATGATTTGGGTAAAGTATGCAAATGGATTCTTAGATTTCTCAGGATCAAAGTTATCAATGTACAGTAGACAGTTTTCAATACCATCAGATACCATATCTTCTTTGAATGTGTAGTTTGCAAAGTTTGGTTTACGTGCTAAGTGCGTTGCAATCTTAAACAAACATTCACCAATGTACTCGGGTACTCTTGGGCGTTCTCCGTTTGTTTCTTTAGCTTCTAAAACAGCCGCACGAAATATAACCATCTCTTTTAAGAAACTTTCATTGTTTACGTAGTGTTTTACCTTTGTTGCTGGTATGGCAGTAGTGTTCATAATTTACCTCAATGTGTTGACAATCACTTGACAATAGTGTATTATTACTGTGTCCCTTTGATAAAGACTTAGTTAATGTATAGTCTGTGTGTTAGCAGATACAATAGCTAATGCTCTCATCCTCTCAATTTCTTCTCTCACCTTTTCTTCAGAATCAAACTCTTCCCTAAGAGTATTGAACTCTTCATTTCTATTCTGAACGACAATATTCTCTTCATGCTCTCCAGCTTCAAACTGATTGTATAATTCGGTATAGACTTCCAATACATCATCAGTTGCTTCAGACACCGAAACGATGCTCTGCTTAAATATTCTTGAGGGTATCGTAAAATTAATTAATGGATCCCACTTCATCATAGACATGTGAAATACATTTTCTTCTAATGGTTTCGGAATAATAACAACTCTCATCGGACGATGAATCTCAATGAAGCCTTTACTCTCTTCAACGATGTTGCCTATAACAGTATCACCGCTTGTCAGTTTAAGTATTTTGCAAAGCATTATTCTTCCTTTAAATTTAACGTGTAAATTTTATATTCAAACTTTTCATCGTTGTAAATTTTCATTCGTTCGATAAAATGCTCTAATGTAAAATTCTTTCTACTCTTATAAGTCATGTCATCTGATATGTCATATAGAATAGCTTCTTTTTTATTATCCCCTAAACGCAATCCTCGCCCAATAGACTGTAGTGTTCTAATCTTACTCTTGCTTGGTGAAGCAAAAATAACATTGTGTAGATTACGAATATTGATACCAGTAGAGAATGTTCCATACGATGCTACGATAATTGCATTCTCTTCATCTTCAGTAATTCTACGAACTTCTTCTCTTTCATCTACTCCAACAGCACCATGAATAAAGAATACAGGTCTATTTTCTTCTACTGCGTCCTTAAGCATATTATACAATATTCTGCCGTGCTTGTCAACGAATTGATATAGTAGAAGAGTGTTACCTTCTAGACTCATAGCCAAATTTCTAATGAATCTATTACGTGACGGCTTACCTACAATATAATTTATCTCATCTTGATATTTAAAATTCTTACCTAGCTTACACGATTCTTCATTATGCTTAAGCACTAACGCTTTAATTCTAAACTTCGCTAATCGTCCAGAGTCAATCAATTCTTTTGTTGTTGTAATCTGTTTGACTTTACCGAACAACCCCTCTAAGACTAATCGATGTGTCTGCGTTCCATCTAGCGTACCTGTCAGACCAAATCTATACTTGCACTCTGTTAGTTTTGTTAGAATTGATATCAACGACTTTGCTTTAAATAAGTGCGCTTCATCTCCAACAACTAATTCAAATTCTTCGAACCATTCTTTTGGCATCTTGTAAATTGACTGCCATGTAGATATGACAATGGGGCAATCAGTTTGTTTGCTTGCACCTGACATGATCTGGTGTATGTATTTATCACTCTCGAATCCATAGTCCTCAAAGTCTTTGTATAGCTGTGCGACAAGTGAGATAGTGGGAACAATGATGAGAGTCTTGCAATTTAAATATCTCGCAATGAGATATATGATAAGCGACTTACCTGATGCTGTGGGTGATACTAATAAATTTCTTCTGCTACGTACTGCATGAATGAATGCTTGAATTTGATAGTCTCTAACTTCAAATGGTATGCCTAGAGTATCAATGAAGTCTTTTGCTTCTGCTACAGAGAATTCATCATACGTTTCTACTGATTCATCAAATTCAATTACATAGTCACGTTCTTTAGCAAACTTTTCTAAGTATGGAATCAAACCATAATAGATTTGTCTGTTCTGAGAATTGAATAGGCGTATTTTTCCATCCCACACTTTGTTTCTAAATGCGGGCATGAATTTATAACCGGGAACGTAGAACGTGAAGTATTCATTCAACTCCATTGCATCGGAGTTCTCACACTTGATGTGTGCGTAGACTTCATCTACTTTTGAGATATAGAGTTTATTGTACACCTTGCGTAAACTTCTTCCATTCTATAGCGTTCTTAATCTGAAAATT